ATTCACTATACATCACAGGTGGTCTAGTCCCAATGACTCAGATTGCAGGTGGTTCATTCTCAGCACAGATCCCAGTATTCAACGGTGTAACAGCCGAAGAACTAACTTCAGGCGCTCACAATGCTGAAGACTTCACAGCACTAGGCGTAAGTGCAACAAAAGTAACAATAGAAGCAAATATTATAGCAGCGAGAGATGTTATCCGTGATCTAGGTGGTGTAAACCCAGCAGATCTAGGCCGCGTTCTAGGTAACGCAGTTGCAGCAAAGTTTGATGCTAATGTTTCAGCAGTTCTAGCAGACGCTGGCATCACAGGCACACTAACAACTGGTGGTTCAGTTGACACAGACGCACTATTCGACGCAGCAGCAGTTATCCGCGGCAACGGCGAAATGGGCGCTCTAGTAGCAGTTCTATCACCAGCAGCAGCCGCTGGCCTAATGAAGGCAATCGGTAGTGCAGCATACGCAGGTTCAGACCTACAGAACATGGCAATGGCTAACGCTTATGTTGGTTCAGTTGGTGGCATCCGCGTATTCCAATCAGCATACATGACAGCACAAGATGGTTGCGTATTCGGTGCAGACGCTGCTCGTATCGCAATGTTCGCTAATGTTAATGTTGAAGCACAACGCCGTGCAGCAGCAGTTGGCGCCGATGTTGTAGCATCACTACACGCTGGCGTTGGTCTACTAGACGGTAGCCGCGCTGTTCGCCTACTAACAGCCTAATAGAACAACTAGTGGGAGGGTAAAGATATCCTCCCACATTCAGGAGAAATAGCATGTCTTTTGCAACAAACAATGACCTACAACAATATGCTCCAGAGATTTTCGACCAAGGTGTTGATGATTGGAGTGATGAACTTGCACTTGCTGAGACTGATGTAGTTAATCAGGTTCAGGTTCGTTATTACAACAAACATCACGATGGCAGAAACTTTCAGCGTAGTCGCTTAACTGCTGGTCAGTGGACTAAGGCAACTGTATACCGTGCATTATGCACATATATCATGCCCAAGTTGTCAACATTCCGTGTTGATGATGTGTTCCTGGAACAACTAAAATTCTACAAAGAACGCTTTGCTGAAGAAATGGACCTACAATTTGCACTTGGTATTGAATATGATACCAATGGCGATGGTTCAACAACCAGTGGCGAGATTACAGAATATAGCCAGGATAGACTATACAGATGAGCAGTAGAGAAAATATAGCCCAAGAGATATATGCGGCACTCAAGAGTATCCGCACTGTAAAACTTGGAGTTGTAAGTCGTGATCCAATTATCCCTGAGGAGTTGCCTAAAACAGGCTTCCCCGCAGTGAGCGTTGAATCAATGCGTGAAGAACGAGTTCGTATTGCTAACACCATGGGCGAAAGCATAATGGAAGTAGAACTAGTTCTTTATGTTGCAGGTAAAAATCGTGATCAACAGCTCAATACAGTTATTGAGGGTATCGATAATAAATTGGCTGAAGATCGCACTTTAAATAAAAATGCAAAAGACTTATTATTAACCAGAATAGAAGCAATACAAACAGGTGAAGCAGCACCATACGGTAGTATGAGATTGGTTTACACTGTGCGTTATTGCTATACCATGTAACCATAGGAGTAATAATCATGGCATGTACACAAGGTAGAAATGGTGTTCTAAAGGCGGATGACACAGCAATCGCGCAACTAACATCATATACACTAAACGAGTCAGTAGACACAATCGAATGCACAAACTTCGATTCACCAGCATATCGCGAATACTCAACAACTTTCAAAGCCTTTGATGGTAGTTTTGATGTTGTTTGGGACCGTCAGGATGGCGATGTTGTTGTAGGCAACACCTACACAATGGACCTATATCCAGAAGGTGAAGGCTCAGGCGTATGGAAGATCAGTGGCGATATCATCGTTACTGCTCTAGAAATCACTGGTGCTACAGAAGAAAATGTTAGCGCATCAGTAACTTTCCAAGGCACTGGCGCTCTAACACGCAGCCAAACTGCTTAATCAGGAGTAAAGAGTCATGGCCAGTACGCCAAAAGGAGTTATGAATGAACTTACTAGGGCTATTGGCCGTGACTTCTCTGCTACTAGTAGAGAATTTCATGCTAACCTAATATCTGCTACCCCTGGTAATACAGGCAGAGCCAGAGCAGGTTGGCAGCATACATACAGAGAGCAATTGTTTAAATCTCCAACTTTCCAAATTGAACGAAACAATGTTCCATATATTGGTGTATTGGATACTGGTACTAGTAGCCAAGCACCCAGAGGCATAGTAATGCCGGCAGTAAACAAAACAAGGAATCTAAAATGAGCGTAATCGACAACGCAAAATCACACTTCAAAGCAGCACTTGCACAAAATATGAAAAGTGTAGAAGTGCCTGAGTGGGATACAAAAATCTATTTCAAGCCCGTAGTAAGTTTTGCACAGGAGCAGAATGTTATTAAACTACACGCTGAAGGCAAGCAAGTGGAAGCACTTGTTGAAAGCCTAATCACTCGTGCAGTTGATGCAGATGGCAACCGTCTATTCAAGAGCGCAGACAAAGTAATATTAATGAACGAAGTTGATCCCAGTGTAATTCTTCGTGTTGTTAATAGTATGAATAGCCTGGATATTGAAGAGGCTGACCTGGGAAACTAATCAAGGACAAGGAGATATTCTTCTTGTTCCAATTAGCAGAACAACTTCATATGCCAGTCAGCGAGCTGATGGAAAAACTGAGTTCCGTCGAAATTCGTGCTTGGGCTAAATATTACGAACGCAAGGCTGAATTAGCCAAAAGGAAACAACGCTGATGGCAATCAATTATGATATTAATATTATTGCTAAGGACAACGCAAGTCGTGTCCTTAGCAGAGTAGAACAAAATCTCAATAAAATCGGAAGTTCCCCAGGAGCAACTAACGCTGCCACCGGGCTTACTTCTATAACAAGAATTGCAGGTCCGGCCGCGTTAGCTGTTACTGCCGTTGCAACTGCTATGACAGCAGTATCTAAATCTGCTATAGATGCTACTAAACAATTTGAAAATTATCGCAATAGATTAAGTCTTGTTACTAACTCAAGCACTGAATTAGCATCAACAATGACTAGACTGCAAGGATTGGCAGTGCAAAACCGTACAAGTTTTGCAGATACCGTTGATCTATATAGTAAATTAAGTTCAGCGACTGAAAATCTAGGTTATAGCACTGCACAAGTTGAAGAATTAACAACTAAAATGTCACAGGCATTAGCAGTTGCTGGTGCAGATGCTGGAACAGCTAGTGGCGTTATCCGTCAATTTGGACAAGCTATGAATAGTGGTGTTGTTCGTGGTGATGAATTTAACAGTATTGTTGAAGGCTTGGGACCAGCACTTGCTATTATGGCTCGTGAGAGTGGCCGAACTGTAGGTGAATTACGCGCCTTGGCCGCTGATGGCAAATTAAGTTCACAAGCATTCGCTGAAATGCTATTGAATTCAACTGCATTGGGAGAATCTTTCCAGAAAATGCAACCAACAATTAGCGACTTAGAACAAGCATCAAGTGATGCGTTTGGTCGTATGATGGTTCGCATTGGTGAGTTATCTGGTGTTACAGAAACATATAGATTTGTTCTAAGAAGTTTACCAGAACTGTTTGATAAGGTAGCTGTTTCACTTACACCACAAGAACAAGCATTGGCTGAAATTACAAAACTTCAAGCCGAATTAACTCGTTTAACAGAACAACAAGCAGCAGGACAAACCACAGTAGAAAATGGTGTCAGCCGTCAAGTAGGATTACTGCAAAATCAACGGCGTTTAATGGATAACCTTGTGCTTATGGAAGAAGTACGAGCAAGATTACAAGCAGAAGGTGATGCTAAGGGTGTAGAATACTATAATGAACAGATTCTGCTAGTACAAAGTAATCTTAATAAACTTAATTCTACTATTAAATCCAACGGGCAAACAACAGAATCTGTTATAGCAGCAACACAGTCTAAGATTGATGGTTATCGCGAAGCATATTTTATGCTTGAAGCCGCAGCACGCCGTGCATCACAGAATGATGAATTCGTAAGAGCGACTCAAGAAGCAGCAAATGCAGCAACCGCAGCAGAGCGTCAATTAACCGAGGCTCGTACAGCAGCACAGACAGCAGCACAAAAAGTTATAGAAGCAAATTCTGGATTATTGAATAGTGAAAACGCAAATACACAAGCAATATTGGCGAATGCAGCAGCATATGAAGCAGTTAAAGCATCATTAGCAGATAGAAAAAATCTAACCGAACAGCAAGTATTAGCATTAGAAGATCTTAAACTGTCACTGTATGATACCGGTGAGCAGTTGATGAAATTTGGCGAGCATTATACACTATTATCAAGTGTAACAACTGGTATAAGCGATGCTATTAATAGAAATAGAAGTGAATTTGAAGCATTAACGGCTGTTCAAGCACAACTTAGAACACAAATACAAAGCAATGTATTTGATAATGAAATTCTTCGTGCAGAGATGGCAGCAGTATCAGCTGCAATCGCTGATAACCGTAATGAATATAGTCAGTTAACTGGTACAATTCAAGATACAGGTGGCAATTTAAGTCAATTCGAACAATATTATAGACAATTGCTTGAAACAGCAGGTCAAGCAGTTACTTCACAAACTAACATGAGCTTGGCTGTTAACCGTCTAAGTGCAGATTTGGCTGCTGGCATTATTAACCTAGATCAATATGCTGCGGCTATGGCAAGTCTAAACGCAGTAAGCACCCCAACCAGACTGGAAGCATTGCAGGGTCGTTTGGCTGCGATGCGTGAAGAAGCGGCAATGAATCCAATACTCATCGGTCAATTAAAAGAATTGGGCGAAGTTAGCAATAAGGAGTTAATTGCACTTGGTTTAATGGAACCTGCAAGACGGGCTAGCACAGCGGCAAAGCGTGAAGAATTAAGTGCAAGTGAACAACTTGCAAAACAACTTGGTGAAGAACGCCTTCGCTGGGAAAACCTAAATGCTACACTAAGCGATACCAGTGCAATTGAAGCACTTGCTAAGAAATATGGCGTAAGTGCTGATATTATTAGTCGTCAACTAACCAAAGCAAGAGATTCAATTGATACTTTCCAGACTTCAACTATTACTGCAAGTGGTATTATTAAGTCTACATGGGAAGAAATGAGCAAGAGTATGGCAAGTGGTATCGCACAGGGTATTATGGCAGGCAAAGGTGCATTTAATAGTTTTGCAGACTTCCTCAAGGACTTTGCTAACCGTGTGCTAACACAGATACTTGAAAAGATGCTTATTCAGCCAATGATCAACCAGATGAGCAACATGTTTATGGGAACAAACATTCAGGTTCCAACACTAGGTCAACAAATGGGTGGCGGTGGCGGCTTACTTGGTGGATTGTTTGGTGGTGGCGCTGGCGGCGGTGCTGGATTGTTTGGCGGCATTGGCAACTTCTTCAGTGGACTCTGG